ATCGCTAAACGTCTTAATGTGAAGGTTAGATGGGGTGGAGATTGGGATGGAGACTTTGAAACCAAAGATAATAAGTTTGACGATTTAGTTCATTTTGAGATTCTTGATTAATGCCTAAACAACGATTAACAATACGAGATTGGTCTGGTGGTATAAATAACAGACAAGACCCAAGAGATATACGAGATAATGAATCTTCATTTATTCAAAATATGTCTATTGATGCTCTTGGTAAAATAAAAACTGCTGGTGGACTATTTGATAATTTAGCAGATTCAGATGGTGATACAAGTTCAACTCCATTAACTGAATATATAGTCAATAGGACTGCTAACATTGAAGGTTCTGGTGGATACGGTTTATTTTATTTTGAGTCTGACCATAGCCGTGACAATGAATATACTATTACTGATACACTACATCCCGGAACTGGTAATGATTTGACATTAGGAACTGCTGTTGGTAACATTTTTTTTAATTTAGTACAAACTTCATCTGATTTGGAGACTGACCAAGGAGAGTCTCCATTATAATATGCCAGTACCATCACAAAGCCATATAACACTTGTAGGAGGTTTAAATGCTGTAAATAGCACTATCTATACAAATAGTTTAATAAAAATTGGTGATACAATAAAAGTATCTGGAACAGCTAGTAATAATAGTGTATATACTATAACCGATGTGGTTACAACTGGAAATACTGGTGAAGGTGTTGGTACTACTTTTACCGATGCTACACATGGGTCTGATATTACTAGCGGCACTACTATAACAATGAATGGTACTAATAATCAAATTATAGTAGGGCTATCTGTTTCTGGACATGCAAATATAGCGGCTGGTTCTATTGTAAAAACCATTTCAGCTACTGACCCATTAACTTTTATTATAGCTCCAGCAGTAACGGGTACTGTTCCATCTTCAACTACTCTTACATTTGGTGATATGGATATATATTATTGTGTAAAAGGTGGTACATTAACTGATGAAGATTCTGGTGGAAACCCACAAATAGAAGTTATAAGGGCTCCGGGAGATAAATTAGTAGCATTGGGAGATGTTGATAATGCTAATGGTGTTGATATTTGGTCAAATAATGCTACTACTGATTATGTTGGTATAAGTCCCGGTTCCGCTAATGGATGGGAAGCATCTGCTATTAGTCCTACTATTCAAGGAGATTCTGCTAAATATATATATCATTTTGCAGATGAAGCATTGAGAGTATGTAATATTAATGAAGAGAACTCAAGTTTTATAAAATGGTATGGATATATACAAAGACATCAGTTTAATTCAAATACTGGTTTAATATTTGCAGAATGGCAAGAACATCCAAATAATTTAGCCCCTCCTAAAATAGCATCAGGAATATTGACATATGCATATGGTACTACAAGCCGTACTGGCAGTACAGCTACTAATTATTATACAGCAATAGATGGTTCAGGAGAAGGGGTTAATAGGGGTGTTGTAAAATATAAGGAAGATTCTACTACCGATAATCCATTAAGATTGGATGACCCTACTGGAGCTCATGATGCAACAACAACTAGCTTTGTATTCGAGAATACAGCCGGAACACCAGTAGATATTTTAGACCAAGCTGTTGCTGGAGAAGTTATATCAATTAGTAATACAACCGATGTGGCGACAGATACAACGGGTACTTTTCCTCAGGAATTTTTATTTTGTAAAAAAGCGTCTGGAACCAGTGGCGACCCAATTACATACAGTAGGGCATATGGAGGAGCTTTAGTAGGAGGAACTGCTCCTTTTGCAAGTTTCGCTGATACAGATTCTCCAATATTGGAGCGTGGACTTGGTTGGAATATAGGAGTTGATGATGGAACTGCTGAAGGAGATTGGGAAGAAGGTACATACGAGTTTTATCAATCATTTATATATGACGGTAATCAAGAATCTTTGCCAGTAAAGATGGGTAATGGTGCGGCTGAAACAGCTTTTACTCATGATGCGGCAGGTCAAAAATCATTACAAGTTTCTATATATGCCGATTTAGCATATAATGGAAGAATAACTGGAGGTAGAATTTATACTAGATTAAGTACGACAGATGATGATTTCGTATTGTTAGCAGATATAGATATAGTTAAGGGAGTTAGAACGACACTTGATGGAGACCATGTTGATTGGACTTATGAAGCTGGTAAAGGTTATTACGTTGTTAGTAGCGCTGTTGGTAATTCAACAAGTCCAAATCTTGATACATATACAACTATAAACGGGTTTAGTCCAGATGTTAATTTTGTTGCTATTGGTGGAGCTGGGGAATTATATAAAGCTTCTGTGGTAGCCAATAGAAGAACTTTTATAGCTAATGTTAAAATAAAAACGAAAAGTGGAGAAGTTGAAAAGTTTGGTGATAGGCTGATGTATAGTGAAATTGGAAAGTTTGATACATTCCTTGAACACAATTTTATAGATGTGTCAAAGGGTGATTATGGTGAGTATACTGCTATAGAATCTTTTGCTGATAGACTTTTAGCATTTAAAAATAATCTAGTACATATTATTAACATATCAAGTCCAAGTGTTTCTAATTGGTATCTTGAAGAAACTGTTAAATACTTTGGAGTTAATTTCCCATCTAGTGTTGCTAAAACTAAATATGGCATAGCTTGGGTATCTGATGATGGATGTTATTTATATGATGGTAAAAGTGTAAGAAATTTAATTGATAAAAAAGTAGCAGTTAGTATTTCTACTGTCACAAGAACGAATAGACCTTGGGATGATTGGTATAGAGGGACTGCTCATTTAAAAGATGTAATGTTGGGGTATGATTCAATTAGTAATTCTCTTATAATGATGAGAAGCCCTAATGATTCTACATTATTATCTGAACAGGCTTGGGTATATGATTTTGACAGTAATGGATGGTCTTATAATACAAATATATTTACAGATAGTGAGAGTTACACAAATTTTATTACAGATTGGAATAATAATTTAGTGCTTGCGTATGATAATGGTAGCACTGCTACATTTCAAAAATATTTACCAGTAAGTGTTACTCAATCGGGTCAAGAATTTTTTACAAAAGATATAGATTTTGGTCAACCGGGATTAATCAAGAAAATATATAAAGTAATTGTAACTTATAAATCAGATGGAGCAGAAACTACTCCATTTAAATACGCTATAGATGGTATACAGAATTTTGGTGGAGCTGGAGGTGGCACCTTTACTGGTAATTTTGCCAATACATCAGATGTATGGGATGTTGTTACATTAACAACCACTAATCCTATTTCATGTCAAAGTATACAGATTTTTTTTGAGCCTCCAAGTACAGGTATATTTGAAATTAATGATATGACTATTGAATATAGAGTTCTTAGCAATAAGGCAGTAACATAATGGCATTAACTGATAGGGATATGAGAAAATTAGCCAATACGAAACAATCGTCTATTGAGTTTCAGGGCAAGCCATCAATACATGGTATGTTGGATGGCCAAGTTGCTATTGAAAAACAATCTAATAGCCAGTTAGCTTTATACAGAAAAAAGTATGGCAAACTATGGAAATCTTATATGTCTTCTAATGGAGACCAGTATGTAGATAAAACATTATCTGCTAATACATTAAAGTATACTAATAAATTTATAGACTATAGATTTATAGCTCATAATTTTACTGCTGATATTGGAACTACTGAAACTTATCTACCTTGGTATGGTATATCAGATGCCGCTAATATGAATGCAGTATCTACAGCATTTTTAGTTCCATTTAAAATGACACTACATAAATTATTTGTAAGACCAGAAACTATTTCAGATACTAGTGCTGAATTAGCATTTGCATTAGATAAACAGGATGATGGTGATACTACAGTAGATTCTATAGCTACTTTTACATATGATACAACCCTAGCTAGTAATACATCACTAACTGTAAATCGTTCTGACTGGAGTGCAAATCCATCTGTTGAGGCTGGTGATAAAATAGGATTATCTATAGATGCAAGTACAGACCCAAGTGGTAATATAGATTGGTATGTAACATCTGTATGGAGAGTAGAAATTGTTATATAAATTAAAAAATAGCTGGTATTTGAATAATATTAGCTTTATATTAAAATTGCAAAATAGTATATTTGCGTTAAAGAAGGAATTATAATTATGTGGAAATTACAAGGCGGAAGCTATATACCCGGTTTTTCAGGCCAAGCTTATGGAGCTGGTTTACAAAGAGATGTAATAAAGACTAAAAAAGACCAAGCTAAAAAAGCAGCAAAATTAAAGAAATACATGAGTAAACGTGGGATTCTGGGCAAATGGGCAGGTAATATTATTGGTGCTGGAGTTGGTGTTGGACTTGGTGCTATGGGAATGGGGCCATTGGGATTAACAATAGGAAAAACATTAGGTGCTGGTTTAGGGAGTCGACTTGGAAGTTCTAAAATGATATCTGGTGAAGGCCCAAGTATGCGACCCGGAGTGGGAACTGGATTACTTGGTTCTACTTATGAACAATTAAGTGAAGCTAAAGGTGGTATTGATGAGGCCATGAGAGGACAAGCTTATGGAGCTGGAGCTTCTCAATTACTGTCTGGATTGACTGGTGTGGCTGGTGAAAAACTTGGAGCTCAAGTTGGAGATATGTTTGGTAAATGGAAGGCTGGTAGAACTGGTTTAAGTGGATTTGAAGGTGAAGGATTAGGTAATGTTTTAGGTTTAGATGCATCTGGAGCGGAAAGATTTACACCCGGTATTTCACTTTTTGAAGACCCGGCTTCAATGACTGGATATGGTGGACTTGGTTTGAATCCTCAAGGATTTCAATCTGGTGGAGCCCTAGGCAAGTCTTTTGGATTAAGTAAACCATCTTTTAATACATATGACCCAGATAAAACAAAAAGTTGGATGTCTATGGTAGATAAATTAGCTGGTGATACAGATGCAAGAAAAAAAGCCCTAGCTGAATTAGGTGGCATGGAGCATGCTGAATCTGCTAAAGAATCTGAAGATATATATCAGAAAAGTCTTGGAGATATGGATAAAGGTAATTTAAAAAGTCTTCAACAATTAACTAAACAAGTAAAAAATGTAGCAAGACCAGATACTCCTTATTATTATACTGATGAAGGATTAGTTGATATGCCAAGACAAATGCAGTCCAGATTCATGCCCCAACAAGAAGAATTGGAACCTATGATGAATCCATTTACAGGAGAACCATTAGAAGATTTTGACCTTTCAACAGCATCTCCATATGTTCGTGGAAAATTAAGTTTAGCTGAATCTGGTTTAGGTTATAAAGGCTCTGATGAAGAACGTATGGATGAAAGCGCTATGTCTATGTTTCCAGAAGCATATCAAGATAAACCAAAGAGTTGGCTACAAAGATTATTAGGTA